TTACTCATTTAACTCCTCGCTTTCGTACTCCACATCCGAAACCTTAACCTCAAGCTCTAAGCCCGTCGTGTAGCCTCTCCCGTTAAGGTTATGCACCACCCGACTGATTATCCACGCCTGCTGGTCTATAACTCGCTTAAAGCCTTTAACCGCAACCGGCGTTTCAGGAAATAAATCCGCACGGCCAAACGCCAGCGAGATTGAAAACTCTGCGACCCCGCGCTGAATTTTGTCCCACTTTGCCTGAGCGGCGCGCATGGCCTGCGCCTTTGTCGCATAGATGGTTGTCAGCTCCAGCACGTTGTCAGACTCACCGGCCATATACTCACCCTCGCGCGCTTCTTGCTCCTTTTTGGCTTTGGCCTTTGCCGTGGTTTTGGTCGCCTTCGGATGCTCCAGCGCGCGCAGGTGCTTCACCTTTGGTTTGCGTTTGAGCTTCACCTTTTGCTTTTGCGGCTTCGGGTCTTTGGTGTGCAGCCATTTAGCTGTGACGCCGGTGTAGGCCTCCCGGTCAGCAATGGCAAACTGATGTCGGTCGCCGTCGCCGCGCTCAATCGTCATTTCCGGGACAGGTTTGCCACTGGCCGTCATCGCGCTACCGGCTTTGATGAATAGCAGTTTTCCGGCTTTCACTGAGACCGTCGCGCCGTTGCGTTCAGCCAGGCGGGACAGAAACACCGCGTCGGATTCCTGCGCCTGGTCAATGTGAGGCACGGGGATCGCTTTCAGCGTATCGGCCACGCTGGCCGTCAGCTTGTTGCGTGCGGCGATGGTCTCGACAATAACCCCGAGCGTGGTGTCATGCCATGACTGTTCCCGGCGCGAGTTCAGCGTCCCGCGAAAATCGGCACTACGCCCCCGGATGGTCAGCGTATCAGGCGCTCCGCGGTGCTCAATTTCATCGACCGTGAAACTTCCCTTATTCAGCAAGGCCGAGTCCTGCCAGCCTAACCACAGCGTCAGCTTTGCACCGCGCGGCGGCAGCTCGACAAGTCCGTCGGTATCATCGAGTTCAATGTCGAGCTGGTCAGCCTCGAATCCGCGATTGTCCGTCATGGTCAGACCGATAAGCCGGTCGCTGAAATTCTGCGTGATGTCATCGCCATCGAGCGTGAGCATAAACGCCGGGGCAACCCGCGACCCGGCCTGCACGTTAATCCCACTAATCATCCCGTCAGCCCTCCAATCCAGTTACCGGCAGACGTCACCAGATTGCCTGCCTGCGTGCTAAGGTCGCCGTATATGGCCGCGAGCGAGTCATCAACCCGTTTCAGTGACAGGCTGAATTCAATTTTTCTGGCCGCGCCGTCGCTGAATAATTCGGTGTGCGTGTGGGTCACTTTGTCGATGACATACATGCCGTGGATCATGCCCGTTCCGTCAATCAGCGGCCACGCCCTGCCCTCGTCGGCCATCAGCTCGACAGCCGTCAGCGACAGGCGGCCGCCGGTAATTTCAGTATAAAGCACGCCCGACAGCGTGCGCGAGGTTTCCCCCTCCCCGAGAAACTGATAGGCCGGTGGCTTGCCGATGCGGTCGTTTGACGCCCAGCGGTAATCCTTTGAATACTGCATCGACTGATAAGGCAGCGTGCGGCGTTCAAAAACAAATAAACCCAGTACCATTAACATGCTTTAGCCCTCATCCGTCGTGGCGCATACTTGAGCGCTGGCGCGCCCTTTCTTCGCGGTCGATTCTTTCGACAGCGTCGCGCAGCTGTCGGTCTAGGTCAGTACCCGCCCCGGCACCACCTGACAGATTGATGTTGTATTCCCGTTTGCTCTGGTCGATGTAAGACCGGCCTGCAGGTGCCGTCACCGGCTGATAAGCCTGATAACCACCATAAGCCGAGGTTGCCGGGATATATGACCCGTTTTGCGCACCGGCTTTCGCTGCGGTCTGGTCGAGGTCGCCTGACTCTTTTTTGATGACCCCGAGTTTTTCCAGTAACCAGCCGACCTTGCCACTCAGGCTGTTAAAGATATTCAGGGGAGCCATCAGCGCATCGGCCAGCGCCTGACCAAAGGCCACGCCGACATTTTTGCAGCGGTCGAGCGTTTCCTGCGTCGCCTTAACCGGCGCTATCAGGTCAGTGAACCACTGCCAGACCCCGCGCATTTTCTCGATAATGGAATCAAACACCGGCGCGAGTGGCGAAAAGATTTCCGCAACAGGCGCAAAGGCCGCTTTAAGTCCCTCCACTACGCCCGAGAAGAATGCGCCCAGCGGCTCCCAGTATTTACGGATGAGCAGCGCACCGGCCACTACGGCCGCGACCACAGCGACCACCGGCAGACTGATTGCACCTAATGCCGCCACAATGGCACTGCCTGCAGTGCTGAATACAACACCCAGCACACCGGCTGCAGCGATAATCCCGTTTATCCCGGCGATGACCGGCCATGCAATCAGACCTATTCCACCGAGCACACCGACCAGCGCCAGCGCACCGGCGGTCACGTTAAACAGGGTTTGCGTCAGCTCCGGGTTCGCTTTCGCCCAGGCGGCAACCTTGCCGAGCCAGTCGGTCGCGGAAACCGTCAGGCGGCGCAGCGCTGAATCCTCTTTCTCGAAAACCTCGATCTGCAGGTCTTCCCATGCTGACTGCAGGTTTTTCAAATCGCCGTCGAGGTTGTCCGTCTGAATTTTCGCAATGCGCTCGGTGGTGCCTTTTGAGTCACGGATTTGCTGGCGCTTATTATCGAGCGAGTCATTACCGGCAGCGGCGACCAGCTTGATCGCCCCCTTCATGGCTTCTTCACCGAAAATGACTTTCAGATATTCGCCCTGCTCTGCGGTACCGAGCTTATTTTTCACAAAGGACTTATGAATATCTTTGAGGATTTTCTCGACCGGCAGCATGTTCCCTTTGCCGTCGCGGGTTTTCACCCCTAATTCAGCTATGGCGTCAACGGCCTTACCCATAGGAGCCTGCAGGCGGTTGAAAATGGCACTTGCCCCCGTCCCGGCCATCGAGCCTTTTATCCCGTTGTCAGCCATGATACCGAGCATAGCGATCGTATCTTCAATGCTCGCCCCTGCTGCCTCTGCGACAGGCGCGACATACTTCATCGCCTCGCCCAGCTCGACAAGGCCGGTGTTGGATGACGTAAAGCCTTTTGTCATCACATCCGCGACGCGTTCAATCTCAGTGGTCGGCAGGTTAAACGCCGATTGCATGTTGGTGATAATGTCGGCGGCTTCTGCGATATCCACGTCAGCCGCGAGGCTCAGGTTTACGGTTGACCCGGTCGCGGCCAGCACATCATCAGCGTTATAGCCTGAGCGGGCGAGCGTGGTCTGCGTTCGCGCAACGTCCCCCGGTGAAAATGCCGTTGTCGCACCGATATCACGTGCCTGTTGGCGGATGGCCGCGAGCTTGTCATCCCCCTTATCGAGTCCGAGGATCGCCTGCGTGCCTGACATCTGCTTATCAAAACCGATGCCCGGCGCAATGAAGCGTGACGCGCCATAAAGCCCGGCAGTCGCCACCCCTACACCCACCATCCCGGCATTACGCGCACCGGCAGCGAGCTGCTGCCCGGATTCATAGCGACTTTTTACGGCGCTGAGTCTGGCCTGTTGCTGGCTGACTCGCGCCAGCGCATCACGTTGCCGGTTAAGCTGCGCGGTTGTCTCGCTGATACTGGCTTTGAGACGGCGCTCATCCGCCGACAGCGTGCGGGTGTTTATCCCGGCCTGCGCAAGCTCCGTGCGCTGGCGCTGTACCGACTGCCTGAGCCCGTTATATTTGAGCTGCAGGTCAGCGGCGGATTTCTTTGCCGCCTCCATCGCGCGCGCCTGCGCCGTCGTGGGGTTTTGGGTATTTTTAAACTGGATGGCCAGCGCGGCGGCTTCCTGTTTCGCTTTATTAAGCGACTGACCGGTCACGGCAAGCTGTGCGCTCGCTTTCCTGAATCCGTCAATTCGGGACGCCTGCGCATTCAGATCGCGCAGGCTGGTTTGTGAAGTGCGGATGTCGCCTGCAAGGGATTTGCTGGCGGTCTGGATAGCTTTGAGCGGTCGGCTTGCCCGGTCTACTGCGTTAAGCAGCACCTCAAGTCTGACGTTATTGCTCATGATGTTTTCCGCTTCGCTGCAGCGCCTTTTCGCGCCATGTGAGGAGCTCGGTCACGCTCAGTGAATTCAGCTCTGATGGCGGCCAGTGAAATATCACTGCGATATCCGCCATCAGGTCATCAACCGACAGGTTATCGGGGAATTTCAGCGAGCCGAAGATGGCGACAAAAAACCTACCACCTTACCGGCGAATAAAATCAGGTCTGATGCCTCCAGACGCATCACCTCATGCTCGGTGAGAGCCGGGTAAGTCATGCGCGGCAGCACCTTAATCAGCGCATCGACATCCGAGTTTGCCAGCGACGCCAGCGACACACCGCGCAGGGTTCCCGCGTTGGGTTTTGTGACTGTTACCTGCCCGATTTTTTGCTCACCGCGCATGACGGGGTTATCGAGGATCACAATGTTCGGGTTTTCAGTTTCAGTGGTGGCGGTTTCGTTGATGTTTTCCATGATGTTTCTCTCGTCAAAGTTAAGTGACCGGCCAGCCTGACTGACCGGTAAAGGGATTACAGGCCGATGGCCTTACGGTGTTCAGCCAGACGGTCGACGCCGTCGACTTTCAGCACCATGTTGATGACGTCAATCTCGATGACCTCTTTACCGTCAATCGTGAGCTGGTAGTAAGCGCACTCTGTCGACATTTTGGTCGTGCCGCTTTCGCCCTGTTTATTCTCGCCGCCGTCGAACTCTTTGTGACGGCCACGCATGACCACCTCAACAGCGGAAATCTCGCCAGTGTCATCGCGCTGGTATGAACCAGCAAAACGTAACGGCACGCTGGCCGCGCCCGGTGATGCGTACTGCGCCCACAGTGCGACGTCAGGCAGGCCACCAATCGTCCACTCAAGAGACAGCGCATCGTCATCGAGACCGAGGTCAATTGACACCGCGCCCGGCATCCCGCCGCCACGGTATTTCTCAAGCTTACGGGTCAGCTTTGGCAGGGTGACGGATTCCACGACGCCCATGTAGCTGAGGCCGTCGTTAAACATGTTCAGGTATTTCAGTTTGCGTGGTAATGCCATGATCTGAGCTCCTTAGCTGTTGACCGACTCTGACAGGTTCGCCAGATAGGTATCAGTGATGCGCTGGCGCAGGGTCAGGTTTTCCAGCGGCGGGACGGGGGTGTAGTCGTAATCGATATACAGTTTCCCCGCTTTGAGCGTTTCCACGCTGTTTGAATCCGGGTCGTACCAGCACGAACCGTCGACGATATAGCCGTTGTTTTTCAGCTCGCGGAATTTGGCATTAATACCGGCGACGATGTCGCGGATAAGCGTTGCGGTGACCGGTTTATCCATCGCCCAGGCGTGCGCCTCCGCCATCGTGTCGGCCAGCACCTGCGCGGTGCGGGTGTAGTTCTCAAACAGGAAAAGCGGGTCATCAGAACAGGTGCGGTTTCCCCAGAACTTAAAGCCGTCATTGCGAATAAGCGTGGTGACACCGGCCTGATTTAACAGATTGGCGTCGGTAGCTGACTCCTGCAAATCCCATGAGACCGAGACACTGACGCCAGTGACACCATTCACGCCGACGTTTGACAGTGTTTTGTGCCAGCCGGTCTCCTGGTCGATTTTGGCACGCAGGCCGAGCGCGCGTGCGGTCGCCCATGCAACAGTGGTTTCATCGGCCGTGGTGTCCCATGCCAGAAAATCGGGGTGAATGACCATGAGCTCGCGCTGGCTGAAATTCTCTCGATAGGCGATCGCGTCGGAAATGGTTTTGCACCCCCATGCGCTGACATAGCCAAACGCGCGCAGGCTCTGGCAGGTCGACGCCAGCGCGGTCGCCACTTCCTGAGAATCCAGCCCCGGCACGCCGAGGATGCGCGGCTTGACGCCGGTGACAGTTTTCGCCGTCAGCAGCGCTTTCAGCCCTGTGTATTTGCCGTTTTCGTCGGTGGTGCCGATGATGTTCGAAATGGTTTCGTTCTGCGCCGCCTCCTCGTCGTCTGCGGTACCTTCGGGAACACGAACAACCACAATGACCGGTTTGCACTGGTCAGCGATGGCCTGCAGGGAAGCTGACAGCGTCCCTAGCTTACCGGCTTTACCGATAGCGCTCTGCACGCTGGTAATCAGCACCGGCTCATTCAGGGGGAATGTCTTTTCGTCAGCATCGCTGGCCGTGCAGACCATGCCGATGATTGCCGTCGAGACGGTGGAAATGGTGCGCGTGCCATCGTTAATCTCGATGACCTCAACGCCGTGATGAAAGTCACTCATCCGTTTAACTCCGTTGTTAGGGGTGAGTGTCATTCTCCTGATAGTGTTAAAGACGGTCTAACCGTGAAGGTTCGGTGATAGCTGGCACAACGGCGAGGCGGGATTTGTAGACGGGGATTTACTTAAAGCCGGGATAAGCGCGTTTCGATGTGAGGGTCATGTTGATACGGGTATGTATCCGGGCGCGGTGAATGCATGGACACATTCGCCGCCCCAGACAATGAACGACCTACGCCGACGGAGAAACCGGCCAGTCAATATCCCCCGGTGCCGTATCGGCATCAACAGCCTGCAGTTCTTTGATATAAGCCATCCAGCTAATCAGGCTGGTTTTGTCATCATCACTGATGCTGCCGAGCTGGAGCTCGGTTTGCCACAGGCTGATAGTGCTTTGTGCTTCGGCCAGCAATGAGGCTTTTTTCTGTTCAGCCGCCGCAACCTGACCCGCTTTTTGAGCATCCGTGTCGGTGACCCATTCGCTACCGATCCAGCGGTCATAAGGCGTCAGCGGCGCAACAGTGGTCACACTGGCAGGATATTCACCCAGCGCAATAATCTCGACAGGCTGGCCGGTTTCCGTGTCATAAACCGTCTCGTTCCGGTGGTCGGTAACATACTCCCACCCATCACAGCTGGCCGTGCGGCAAATGGCAAAACCGGCTTTATTATCGGGCGGCGCATCAGTGCAGGAATTAGCAGGAATACCCACGCCCACCGCCAGAAATTCGACGGATGACGCCAGAAATTCGCGGGTTTCGCTGTCGTAGTTATACACCGTCATTTCACCGGCTTTCGTGGTAATGCCGCTCTTGTTCAATGCTGCTTTTGCCATCATGCCGCCCTCACGATGTAGTTAAATGCGACGTTGCGCGGTCGGGTTTCGGTAGCCGAGCGAACAACACGAGAAGAATCAAAGTTGTGATCGGTTACTGCATTACCTTGCGCTTGCTGAGTCAGAGAAACACTATTCCCCGTATCAGCAGCATCAAAGACACCGGATCCCTGATTATTCGAAAAATGCACGATTCCCTTAATGGCGCCAGTCATCTTCTGCACTGCATCAGTCTGGCTCGATAGAATGGCACGGCCAGAATCCACACCGCGTCCGTCATCCCACCCGCGAATAAACTCACCACGCATATCAGGTAAACTTCCCGAAGGATAAACCTTCGCCAGACGGGGGTATTTCACCGGATCAAATACAGCGCCATTCCCTTTTAAAAAAACCACACCCCAGCTATTCAGCTCCGGAAAAATTTCACCGGGTAGCTTCTCCAGCGGCCACGGAAAAGGCACGCCAATCAGAGGTAATCCGGGCAAAACGGCCATTTCTTCTGCGCGAAGATATTGCTGATGTGGGTCAGCGTCGTCGAGGTGTGCAGCCAGCAGACTATCGGCATAGGCTTTCACCTCGATAACCCCATCGTCGACATACTGGCGCGTTGCCAGCACGACCGCCGGGTCAATTTTCAGGGTAATGGCCGACGTGCTCGACACGATCAGGATCATGCGGATGGTCTGCGTGCGACCGCTTCCCTCCTGCAGCTGCGGCTTGTAGGTTTCCGGGCAGTTCGCCACGGCAATCAGAATGCCGTCCTCATCGTAGAGACCAATCTCACGGATCCAGAAGCCGCCCTCGTTCTCCGGGATAATCTGCTCCGCGATAATCTGGCTGGGGTTGGCCGGGTCAACGGTCAGCATGTTAAGCGGCTTAATACGCCTCTGGTTGATGAGCGCCGTCTGCGCGGGGTCAGGGGTTGGCAGCGTACCGTTTGCATCACCGACGCCCATCTGCGTCAGGTTGAGTTGGGTACCGAGTGCCGCCGCGTTCGCCAGCCGCGCCGCGCCCTGATTGGTCAGAATGGCTAAATATTTTGCGGTCATGCGTTCACTCTCAGGTTGTCAATCAAATGGATGGCCGAGGCCGGATAATATTCACCGCCGACGACAATCTCTTCGGGGGTGTAGGGGTAAACGGTCAGCGCGTCGCCGTGGTAGCATCCTGCGCCGACATACAGCTCGCCGGTCGCACTGAGGCTGATAGCCAGCCCGGTCAGGTGACGGCTTGCCGGTTTGGCGTCGTCAATCAGGCGCTCAAGCTCCTGATACATTTCATCCGTGATGCCGCTGTCGAGCACGCCGACAACGAGGCGGAATGTGCCTGGCTCCTCGTCGAGCTGCCACCACTCGCGCACCTCAATCAGATAGCCGAGCGGCTCAACAACCCGACGCAATGCGCTGATGGTGCCTTTGTGCTGATGGACGAAAAACGAGGACGCACACACGCTGCGCTTTGTCGCCTCCGGCCATCCCTCATCCCACCTGTCGACCGACAGCGCCCACGCCAGATAGGGCAGCAGGTTTAACGGGCAGTCGCGCCAGTTCCACAGGGTGCGCAGCGGTACCGGCACGCGCTTAATCTCAGCGAGCGCGGCAGCGGCTGCGACCTCAAGCTGTGATGAGCCTACGGGTAAAAGCCGGTCACTCATCCGAGCCCCCGATAGTTATCTGGTACTCGGTGCAGTTCGACGCCTGCGACTTAGTCAGCACAATGTCGGCCTGCGGTGATGCCAGCTCAACTCGCTGCACACCTTCAACATGCAGCGCCGCATAAATGGCCGACAGGCGAATATCACGCCCGAGACGGTGCTGCGCGCTGATATAGCTCTGCAGCTTCTGCTCTGATGCCTGCCTGATGGGCTCAGATTCGGGGCCAGGGTAAACGTAGAGCGTTGCGTCAATCTGGTACGGCACAATTTCGGCTGACTGGACGGTCACCCGGTCGGCCACCGGGCGCACATCTTCGGCATTGAGCGCCTTATCAACAATCGCCAGTAACTCAGCGCTGGCTGTGCCGTCACCCTCCCGGGATAACACTGTAATCGTCACGCAGGCTGGCGACGGGCTTGCGACCGAGACGTCAGCGACCCGCCCGTCAGCGCTGCGGCCGTGATACTCATACGCCCCGACCGGCCCCGCCACGCTCAATCCCTCAAATGCCTGTTGTGCGCGCAGGCGCAGGTCGGTGTCGGACTCCATGACCGCAGGGGTCGGCGGAATGGTGGTGGTGTCCTCCGGGGTGATGGTCAGGCGTTCGGTATTGTTGTTTCCGACCACGACATCGAGGTCATTACCGGCGGAATACGCCAGCGTCACCGCCAGTGCGGCCTCGTTCACCCGCTGACGCCAGATAACCTCACGGTAGGCGTTTTCCTGCAGCAGCTTAACAATCGGCTCTGACTCAAGTGCGAGTGTCCGGGTAATGGCCTCCTGCTGGTCTTCGGGATAAAGCGAAATCAGTGTCGCTTTGCGTTCTGCAAGGATGGTTTCATAGTCCAGTACCTCCACCACATCGGGAACGGGTAACTGACTCAGGTCAACAGTTGCCATAGTGATTTAACTCAGTGGAATGGTGATAGAAAACGGCTGGTCTGATGTCGTTCTCGTGCCGGTGATATCGACATACAGCCCGCCGTCAGTGTCCGACCGCTCAAAAGCAATTGACGTCAGGCTGACGCGCGGCTCCCACTTCTGGATCGCGGAATAGCACGCGGCCATAATCTGCAGGCGCAGTGCCGGTGTCTGCGGCTGGTCAATCAGTGCCGACAACAGCGAGCCGTATTCACGGCGCATAACGCGCGAGCCAATCGGCGTGACCAGAATGTCGCGCACGCTTTGCCTGATATGTTCCACCTCAGAAATACTGAGCCCGGTCTGGCTGCTCATGCCCAGATAACGCACCGTCATTGAATGCCCTCCGTCCAGCTTCCGCCCCTTTCAATACCGCCGTGGTCGTGGTCATCTACCTGCACGCCGTTGGAGGTGAATTTCCCGCCGGTGTGCGTGATATTCCCTTTCATCGTTCCGCCTTTCTGCACTTCGAGAGAGCCGGTGATCAGCTTGTTGGTACACACCACCTCGGGTGTATCGAGCGTGATACGGGTCGAGGCTTTGACCAGCACCACCGGAACGGTGGCCGTAACGGAATCCGACGCCGTGACGTCGGCGGTTTTGATACCGGACACGGTGAGGGATCCGCTTTCGGGCTCGTACTCGATGACCGCGCCATCAGGAAATGACACATGAAACGCATCGGGTGAGGCTGACGGCGCGGGATTGTCATCAGAGAAAATGCCCGGCAGCACAAAGGCCGTATCGAGCTCGCCGCCGATAGCCAGTAAAAGCACCTGCTCACCGAGCGAGGGAGCCCACCACACCCGCGAGCGGCCGGCCCGACAGGTAAGCCAGTTCAGCCAGGTGGTTTCCATGCCGCCGGTCTGGACGCGACACAGTCCCTCATCGAGGTCGATGTCAGTCACAATGCCGGTGCGGATGAGGTTGCGGATCGCGCGTGCGATATCCTGCAGAGAATTTAAATTATTCATGGGGAAAGGATGCCGCCGGGCGAGGCCAGCGGCAATCTGGGAAGGTTTTGTGGGAGATGAAACAACCTAGAGTGGCCGAGATTTTTCCTCATGCTTAAACTTGAGTAATACCAAGCAACAGCAAAAAAAAGTTAATACAGGCTTAATTTTTTCTTAATCGTATTCAAGCGAATAACGCCCGTAATTGCATAATAAGATTAGGGGCTTCTCCTTTATTGCCCCTAAATACTTTTTTCAATAATGTGAACATCAATCAAAAGTTGAATAAATTAGATCTAGGTTTTTAAATATTTGTTCGTCATTACTTTGGGCAAATCCTTTTGAATTATCAAGAATACTCTTTATGGCTTCACTACTAACTTTCGTCAAATGAGATTTTTCAGGTGTAAATCTCACAGAAAAATGCCTACTAGCTGATTTAATAATCCAACCATTATTAGCATTCGACTCTAAACCCGCGCTTTCCAAAATCAGAGTAGGTCTTTTAGGATGCGGAGACAAGGCCACTGTTTTTGTATAATTTAACTCCGTGTACAACCATGGTGAATACGTTCCTTCCGATGATTTATTAACTGCATCGAAAGCATTACCACTATTTACGAACCAAAAACTATCGCTATGATATATTCCATCCGTAATGGCGTTAGACAGAATAAGATAAAAGTTACTAGCTACTCTCATACACTTATCATAGTCGAGGTACTTTTCATCACCAACGCTGCGGCTATGATCGGAATTTATTTCATATATAGCTTTATCAACAAAGCCCCAAAATTCAGAATCTATGAAAGATTTAACACCATATTTTTTATAAAGCTTGTTAGCTATGGCAATTGCAAGCCCTTTATCTTTATGACTGTGAGAGATAAAAATATGGCATCCAGTATCAGGGAACCACTCATCGAGTAATTCTTTATGCTCAACCATAGCAATCTCGCCACCGCTCACTGCCTGAATCTTGATTATATCTTTTAATCTGAGACCAATTTCTCCTGTTTCATACTCAAGTTTATCCTCAGATGATATATTTAAATTATCAGCATCTATCTCATAACAATTTAACATCACAAACATCCTCTAGCAACAAAATACCCAACACCAATAATAAGCATATAAAATGGAGCAATACTAATTGAAAAATAAGCGCTTAGAAAACCAATATTCTTTTCATCAAGTGATATTATTGTTAAATTATTTTTTTCATCCGAATCAGTTAATAAACTCACTTTTCTATTGTATTCATTCCTATATATTCTTTCTTGCTTTAAGTAATAAGCATCTAAGAGGCTAAAAAATAGGCCAAATATGATTAATCCCAGAAAAACCTGAGCTAAGTAATCACTCTCATATTCTTTTTTTCCCAGAACCACTACTACTCCTGAAAGGGATATACACCAACCTTTAATAAACAATGAATTCGCGGCCATTCTTTTGATTATTTCTTGAATGAATCCCAGAGTGGCAACTAACGAAGTATTAGACATAAAATCTCCTTTGTGAACAAGGGTATAATCTCCAAACATAATAAAAAGATCAACAAAAACATGCCTACAGGAAAAGGGATGCTCATGATGAGGCTCAGAAAAACTACCACAAAGTAACACATTGATAAATATAAAAAACAAATGTGTCAATCTTAAAAACATTACCCTTAGGCTGACGCCCCTGGCTTTCATTTGCTCAACTTGCTTCTATTAAACACTCAGCAATCATTTCTTCAACAAGTTTATCATTTGCAAGACTGAGTCCAAGCAAAGGACGCTCTGGATACTGCACGTCTTGAGTATGAGGATTTGGTCTGTCTCTAAGCCCGAACTGATGGACCCGCGCAATGCGTTGCACCTTGCCGGTAAATTCCACCACGGCGGCATCATTGCGACCGCTGGCTTTCATGTAACGGCTCGTGCGCAGCTTCTGAAACATCGCCCTTTTGATTCGCCCGGTCTTTGCCCTGAGCGGCTGACGCTTACGCGCCTGATAGGGTGAACCGTCCGGGGCTTTTTGCTGTTTAATCCGTTGCTGTTGTGCCGTTCTGAGCTGTTTCGCAATCTTCCCGGCAAGCCGGCGACGCCCTGCAGGTGACAGGGCAGCAATCAGCCCGGCGAGCTGGTCGTCAAAAGGTTTGAAGTCATTCATCCCAGTTACTCACCAGCTCGCCATTGATATAAAGCGCTTTCGGCGGGGTGACGGGCTCAGGCAGTGGCGGCTCGGGGGCATAGCTCACATGCAGCGCGCCGTTTTCCTCCCTGATGATGGTGCGCTCGGTCAGCTGCAGGCTGATACTGATATCGACATTATCCCCGTCGTTTAAATCCATCTGGAAACGATAGCCCTTTTTGCGCCCCTCATCGAGCGTGCAGATATCCGGCTGGTTTTCCCTGAGCCACACGGCAACCGGCACGAAAATCAAATCAGGGTCGCCCACAAAATCACACACGATCACATTGAGGGTGTATTTTTTTTCGTGGGACAGTGAGGCCGCAAGACGCGCATCGATATTCCCTTCATCGGCAAAGATGCGCATCATTTCGGGATTGGTTTTAAGCTGCGGGACGGCGTCAGTTAACGCTTTTCGCAGGCTGATCGCTTTCTTCATCGAGTTTATCCTGACAGTCTTTGACGGTTTCAACCTGCAGCGCGCAGGCGGCGAGCGCGTGCTCAAGCCTGCGAATATCTGCACTCAGGTCGCCATTAGTGACCGGATTGCTTTCCGGCATCGGGCAAAGGCTCACCTTCGGACATGCGCTGTAAACAATGACCGGCGGAGGCGCAACCGGCGCGGGTGTGCAGCCTGCGCACAACATCAGGCAGCTTATCGCCATACCAGCGGCGTAACGTTTCATTTTCATTTAACAGCCTCGTAATGGTCTCTTCACGCCGCACGGCCATCGCACCGGCGGCAATCAGTTCACCGCGTAAACTGACCTGCGCGGTTTCGTTTGCCCTGGCAATTCCCTGCGAAACGGAAAGCTGATTTTTCAGCATGCCGATCACGTTTTTTTGTTCACCGGCGACCCTGTTTGCCCGTTCAAAAGAGCGCGTCAGATTGCCGTTTTCGTGGCGTTGCCAGAGCACAACCGCAACCAGTGCGGCCAGTAAAAACAACATTACTTTCATGGTACCCCCTTGATGCAGTAAGCACGCTCACGCGCGCGGCGGTTTTCCAGCCCGGTGCTGACTTCGCCATTAACAAAAACCCAGCGGGTGAGCTGGTCGCACGCCTGCCACCACTGCTGGCGCTTGATATACGAGACCAGCGTCGACCGGCAGGCCGCGCCGGTTCCCACGTTGAATGAGAAGCTGACCAGCGCGTCGTAAATGCGCTGCGGCATCTTCACCGGCACGCAGACCGCGAGACGCCTCTCGACGTTCAGCACATCCGCGACAAGGTTCGCCGCCGCCTGACGCTCGGTGATATCCCTTTTCGGGACAACGCCTGCAGTGTGGCCGATGCCTGACGTCCACACTCCCGCGCTGCACTGGTAAGGCGTCAGGCGACAACCTTCGAGGTCGGCAATCAGCGCCAGCCCCTCGGGCGAGGTGTTAAGCAGACGAAAGTCAGACATCAGCGTCGCCAGCGCCAGCACTGCGGCCACACTGCATCGTTTAATGATTGAGCTCACGGATCGCCCCCTTATCGAGTCCGAGTGACGTCAGGTAGCGGTACGTTTTGCGCTTAAACCAGTAGTTCGTCAGCGCGGTAAAAATGGCGCATCCGCCACCCACATAAAGCGCCACCTTTTCGGGCGACATCGCCCCGAAATAGGCCAGCGCGACGGCCAGCCAGTAGGCGATAAACGTGGTGATTTTTTCCATACTCAGTCCCATAGATTCACCGTTTCGGTTTTGGCCGCGCTGTCGGTCTCGGGCAGCTCGACAGCCGTGCCGTGCGGCAGAACGACGCCGAGCTCAGACAGACCGGGATTAGCCTTTAACACGATTTCGACTACTCCCCCGGTGCGCCCGTAATACCGCGCGCAAATCGCGTCGAGAGTGTCGCCCTGCAGCGCATGCACTTTCATCAGATTTGCCCCACAATGCAGCGCGCTTTGTCCTGAATGCGCGCCACTGACCAGCGCATATCCCGCCACATTTCATCGATAGTGCTGTCGATGCTGTCGGCCTTTTTGTCCCCTTTGGCGGTCGCATCCACGCCACGAAAACGCTCATAAAGCGTGGCCGTCGTCATCGAGCACACGGCGTTGAAGTAGTGGAAAACCCGCACACTCTCGCTGTCGAGCTTGTCGGTCGGGACATCAGCCAGCGTGGCGTAACCGGCATCGAGCTGACGCTCGCGCCACTCGCCCAGCTCCGCGTTAGTCTCCGCAATCGCGGTCTTAATCGCCCGACGCAGGCGCACAGGGGACACGGTCTGCTCAAGGCGCATTTCTTCGCGCACGCGCTTCGGATCAACATCAGGGTAAAACGGGGTGTTTTTGATTACCGGCTCGCTCACGCCCGGCGGCGGTATCACCACGCCCGGCACGTCCTGCGGCTCTTTGTTTTGCTCAATAATCAGCGTCGTCATGACAACCTCGGGTAATAGGTTGGGCGGTGGACGCCGGTCGCAGTCAGGGCAATTGATACCCGCATTGACCAGCGTGCCGCCCGGCTCGGGGAGCGCTCGGTTAACCTGCAGCTTTTGCCGCCTTTGGTGGACGTCCACGCCGTGCCGCCGGTTTAGCGGCAGCTTTGCGCACACGCGGTTTAATCGTTTTGGTTTTCGGTGCCGGTTCGGGTTTTGGCCTGAGCTGGCGCTCTAACTGCTCGATGTCTTTACGCACACCGATAGCGCCCTCTAACTGGATCGCACGCTGCAGGTGCGCCAGCGCCTCGGGCAGTTGCTCCGCATCACGCAGCACGTAGCCGGTGATTTTGTGCAGTTTAGCGCGCACGATATCCGGCATATCAGCACGCTCAGTCAGCGCGAGAGTGTCGAGGAGGTTCGCCAGTTCGACCGGCTGTTTAGCGCTGCGCAGGCGCTGTGCGGCAAGTGCCACCTCTTCGGCCAGCAGGTAAGCCGTCGGACGTCGCCCGGTCGGCATGGTCAGGCCATAGGTCATGGCATAGCGGGCAATTTCCAGCGCCCCGGCGATATCGTCAGCATCGAGACGCCACAGCATGACCGTCATGACAACGTCATCCTGCGCACCCTTGCCGTTTGCGAGGACGCCAGCCACCCACGGCAGATAGAACGGCAGCAGCTCGCGCTTTTTATCTGCCTTGCGCTCATTGGATCGGATTTGTTTTAGCGTGCGGTTGTCTGCGGCCAGCTTAACCAGCATCTGCTCATAGGCAGTTGCATTGCGCAGCGGGACAGCAGCCCGCCGCGCTGTTTCAGAGGCCGAGACCCGCATCATGTGACGCGCTGCGGGACTCGTCATGGCTTACTCCCCGCTATCCGGCGTTTCAGGTGCAGTGAAGTCACCGAGCGTGATGTTTTCAACCAGGCAACCGGCGGCGTAAGCCTCGACCACATAGTCAATATTCATTGACTCGTAGTTTTCGATGCGGTCTTTTTTCGGCTCTTCGATGATGGCGCGACGGTGTGCATCATCCATGAAGTAAATCGACAGGTTGTCAAGACGTGTCACCATCAGGGCATTAGCCGGGAAGTACGGGACGCGCACGGCTGGCAGGTTGCCGATGCGTTTCTGGCTGATAATGATGTCAGCGGCCAGCGACTCGCTGTTTTCCTGCGCCTTGTTGACGATAGGGAAATATTTATCCGCCATCAGCTTACGCCCGGTAATAACGACCAGTTCCGGGTCATCCTGATAAATCTCATCAATCAGGTTGCCGGTCGCATCCATGACCAGCGCATCGAGGTTTTCATAGTCACCGTTTTTACCCACGCGGATCACCTCGGAAATTACCGCGCCCTCATCGTCGGTAATTTTTGACATCACGCGCGCTGGCGCTTCGTTGCGGTATTTCTGCAGCCAGCCGGTCGCCACGTCCTGCAGCAGCGGATTTTGTTTGCGGTCTGACGTCGCCGCGCGCTCGATACCGTTGAAACCAGCCATGATGAAATCAAGCGACTGGCGCTTAATAATTGCGTCACGGATACGGGTCTGGAAGTCCTGGAATCGCGCCCACAGGTCGAGCTGTTTGTAACGAATATGGAAATCAAAGTTAATCTGATCGCACTCGTATTTGTTGGACTCCAGCGCGGTGAAATCTGCGGTCTTACGCTCATCATCCCCGGCGGTGTCGGCAGTGCTGGCAATCGTACCGTTAACACCGACGCCAACTTTTTCGCCTTTCAGTTCGTCGACCGGCACGATGTTAATTTTTGTCAGAAACGCGGATGACATCTGCAGGGTGGTCATCAGGGTTTGCGTGACCGACGGCTCGACGGTGAATTTCTTCGCCACGTCATCGGTGGAAACGCCGTTCAGCTCCGCGACGCGGGACAGGTAGGCATTGAATTTGAAACGGGTATCTTTACGCATGGTTATTCCTGTTCAGGTAATAGGTATCAGGCCGGGCAGCACGCCCGGCGGAGTATCAGCAGTTGGTCAGCAGCTCGTCGCCGGTACCGCCTTTTGAAAGTTCGCGGCGCGGCTGGCGTTGGCTTTCGGTGTTATCGAGAGAGTTTTTCAGGGAGGCAAACGCCTGCGCGTTTTCTTCGGTCGTGCGGGTCACGTCCTGCTTAAGCTGTGCAAAAGCGGTCTCCAGTTCGGTGACACGTTTGTCGGTCTCGGTCAGGTTGGTCTGTACCTGCTCGGTGACGGTGGTCACCGCCTCATGCACATCCGCGAGACGCGCGTCATCGCTGGCCTGCTTTCGGCTGAAAATGGCTTTGACCTTGTCGGTCAGGCTGTTGAGCATGGTGTCGGGAACGTCTTCAAACTCCAGCTCAGCCAGTGAGGCCACAGAGAAAACGTCCCCCGGCTGGTCTTTTTTACCGGCCAGCGGGTTCTGCGTGGCACGGCTGCAGAATTCGAGGTATTCGGTGCCGAGGCTTGCCGGGTCATCGGTCACGGCCAGCCCGATGAGATAGCACTTGCCGCTGTTGGCAAAGTTCGGGCGGATCTCCATGGAGGTGTAAACCTTCTGACCGGCCTTAACCATGCTGACCAGCTCGTCGAGCGGCTGGATTTTGCCAAACAGCGCCTTTTTGCCGTTGAGCGCAGAGTCATCGCTGATGGTTTCGGCTTTAACTTCGATAACGTCGCCGTAGCGTTTAAACGGACTGTCAGGCATCAGCCCCCGGATATGTTCGAGGTTGATACGGCAGCCATAGACGCGCGGGTCGAACGTGTCGGCCATATCCTGAATATCATTGCCACTGATGACACGGCCATCGCAGGTGTCACCCTCGACGCCGATGCGAAACCATTTAGAAACTTTCTTTGCCATTGTTCAGGTGTCCTGATGTTGGGTTTTCGGGTCGGGGTTAGTTTCCCGACTCCGACCCGCATCAGCCACCGGTTACAGAAGTGCAACCCTCGACACAACAGGGGTTTAGCGATATCGCCCGGCCATTTCCTTAGCCTTGCCTCGTGACATCAAAACGAGGCAACCATGACCATTTCAACTGACCTTTCACTGCTCAATGACCCGCGACGACAGGCGCGACTGCTGTACTGGCAGGGGTTCGCCGTGCCGCAAATCTGCGACATGCTGCAGCTCAAGCGCCCGACCGTGCAGAGCTGGAAACAGCGTGATAGATGGGAGGAAACCGCGCCGATTAACCGCGTGGAGTCGACGCTTGAGGCGCGGCTCATCCAGCTTTACGCAAAGCCAGACCTGACCGCGCATGACTTCAAAGTCGCTGATTTTCTGTCGCGCCAGCTGGAGCGCCTCGCGCGCGTGAACCGCTACAGCCAGACCGGAAACGAGGTGGATTTAAACCCCAACATTGCGAGCCGCAACAAAGGGGATCGCAAAAAGCCGAAACGTAATTATTTCAGCGAGGAGGCAATTGAGAAGCTGGAAGAGATTTTCCTCGACCAGTCCTTTGCGTATCAGCTCCACTGGTATAAAGCGGGGTTAGAGCACCGCATCCGCCACATTCTGAAATCGCGCCAGATTGGCGCAACGTTCTACTTTGCGCGCGAGGCACTTCTGCGCGCCCTTAAAACCGGCCAGAACCAGATATTTTTGTCAGCGAGTAAAACGCAGGCTTACGTTTTCCGTAAGTACATCATCGCCTTTGCGCGTCTGGTCGACGTCGACCTGTCAGGCGACCCGATTGTCATCGGCAACAACGGCGCAGAGCTGATTTTTCTCGGGACGAACTCCAACACCGCGCAGAGCCACAACGGCGACCTGTATGTCGATGAAATTTTCTGGATCCCAAATTTCCAGCGCCTGCGCAAAGTGGCCTCGGGCATGGCCTCGCAGTCACACCTGCGCACGACCTATTTCTCGACCCCATCCACGCTGGCGCATGGTGCTTATCCGTTCTGGTCAGGCGAGCTGTATAACCGGGGGCGCAGTAATCGCGACGAACGTGTCGACATCGATATCAGCCATCAGGCGCTTGCCGGTGGCGTGCTGTGCGGTGACGGCCAGTGGCGGCAGATTGTCACCATTGAGGACGCGCTGGCCGGTGGCTGCACCCTGTTTAACCTCGACCAGCTCAGGCAGGAAAACAGCGCGGATGACTTCCGTAACCTCTTCATGTGCGAGTTTGTCGACGACAAGGCATCGGTATTCCCGTTCGAGGAGCTGCAGCGCTGCATGGTCGATGCGATGGAAGAATGGGAGGACTTTGCACCTTATGCCGACCGTCCGTTTAACTGGCGCCCGGTCTGGATTGGCTATGACCCGTCACACACCGGCGACAGCGCAGGCTGTGCGGTACTGGCTCCGCCACTGGTAGCCGGTGGCAAGTTCCGCATCCTTGAGCGCCATCAGTGGAAAGGCATGGACTTTGCCGCGCAGGCCGAGGCTATCCGCTCGCTCACCGAAAAATACACCGTCGACTATATCGGCATCGATGCGACCGGCATCGGCCAGGGTGTTTACCAGCTCGTGCGCTCATTCTTCCCGGCGGCGCGCGCCATCCGCTACACGCCGGAAATGAAAACCGCCATGGTGCTGAAAGCAAAAGACACCATCCGACGCGGGTGTCTGGAATACGACGCCGGGGCAACCGACATCACGCAGTCATTTATGGCTATCCGTAAAACCATGACCAGCAGTGGCCGCAGCTCCACCTATGAAGCCAGCCGCAGTGAAGAGGCCAGCCATGCGGATATCGCGTGGGCGACCATGCACGCCCTGTTAAACGAACCGCTTTCCGCCGGTAGCGGGATGCAATCAGCCTCAATTCTGGATATTAACTAAGATGAAAAAACGCCAAAAGAAACAGCCACAACAGTCAGCCAGCATGACCGCCAGCGCACCGCAGAAAATGGAGGCGTTCACCTTTGGTGAGCCCTCCCCCGTTCTGGATCGCCGCGATATCCTCGACTATGTCGAGTGCATCAACAACGGGAAGTGGTACGAGCCGCCGGTCAATTTCTCGGGTCTGGCAAAAAGCCTGCGTGCCGCCGTACATCACAGCTCCCCGATTTACGTTAAGCGCAACATCCTGACGAGCACCTATATCCCGCACCCGTTGCTGTCGCGTCAGGATTTTAGCCGCCTTGTACTCGATTATCTGGTCTTTGCAAACGGCTATCTTGAGAAGCGCCTGAGCGTGACCGGCCAGCTCATGAAGCTGGAAACCTCCCCGGCCAAATACACCCGCCGGGGTGTCGAGGAGGATGTTTACTGGTACGTGTCGAGCTTTACCCACCCGCACCAGTTCGCCCCCGGCTCGGTGTGCCATTTGCTTGAGCCCGATATCAATCAGGAACTCTACGGGATGCCGGAATACCTGAGCGCGCTAAATTCCGCCTGGCTGAATGAATCCGCCACGCTGTTTCGTCGCAAGTATTACCAGAACGGCGCACACGCGGGTTACATCATGTACGTGACCGACGCGGCGCAGAGCAGCACTGACGTCGAGGCGCTGCGCTCCGCGATGCGTGACTCGAAAGGGCTCGGGAATTTTAAAAACCTGTTTTTCTATGCCCCCAACGGGAAACCGGACGGCATTAAGATCGTGCCGCTGAGTGAAGTCGCCACGAAGGATGATTTTTTCAATATCAAAAAGGTAAGCGCCGCCGACCTGCTCGATGCGCACCGCGTACCGTTCCAGCTAATGGGGGGCAAGCCTGAGAATATCGGCTCAATGGGGGACATCGAGAAGGTAGCGCGGGTGTTTGTACGTAACGAGCTGACGCCGCTGCAGGAGCGTTTCAAAGAAATAAACGATTGGTTAGGAATGGAGGTGGTCCGCTTTAAGGATTACTGCATCGATACCGAGTAATCCCGCCAAAAATGCCGCCTCCGGGCGGCATATCCTCAGAGCGCACCAGACACCGCACCCGCCGCGCAACCTCTCGCACACCTCATCGCTCGACCTCACAGCGCAGCACCCCACCACGACGCGCACAGACGCGCAAAATAAATCCTGTCACCACGTCTGGCGCGCAGTGCTATCCCCGCCTCGCCTGCCCGCTTAATGGGTCGGTTTTGATGCAATATTGCAGTTGAGGAAAGCCACAGCCCATCAATCATCGAACTTCATACACAAGTAACATTTATGAATGCAATCTAATGCAATCTAATGCAAGTTGTGATAATGATCATTCGATGCTAACAACTAAGCTAATGCATAATAAGGAGATTGAAAATGTCTGGCTTTTTCCTTGATTTAACAAAACTTTCTTCGGGTGTAAATAGTGACACAGCAATCCCACCCCGTGATATATTCACAGCACTCCCAAGCAAAGATGCAAAATTTCAATACCCCCGAGACGTACAGTCTGAAGTTTGGGAAAAATGGTATAATGCAAGAAAAAATCAAACCAATGTAATAAAGATGAATACCGGAAGCGGTAAAACATCAGTCGGGTTAATAATATTAAAAAGCTGTATAAATGAAGGGGAAGGGCCAGCTGTATATGCGGTCCCTGACAACTATCTGGTTGAACAAGTTATCTTGGAAGCTAGTCAACTCGGAATACCAGTAACCCAGGACGAGAGATCCCCCAAATTCATTGCAGGCAAAGAGATTTTAGTCACAAACATTTTTAAGCTGGTTAATGGTCGTTCTGTATTTGGCGTTGGAGATGAAGGACCAAAAATCCCAATAGGTGCCATAATAATAGATGATGCTCACGCCTGTCTTTCATCAATCGAAGACCAATTCTCTATCAACATACAGCGAAACAATCCCGCCTACGATAGGCTTTTCAGAATAGTTGAAAACTCGTTACTGACACAAGCTAGTGCAAAGACACTTGAAATAAAATCAGGCGATAGAAACGCATATGTAAGAGTTCCATTTTGGAAATGGCAAGAAAGCATAAATGAAATAACAAAAATATTACTAGAAAACAAGGATCATGATGATTTAAGCTTCAAATGGCCATTAATAAAGGAAAATATAATATTATCAAAATGCGTCGTTAGTGCATCAAAAATTGAGATATCACCTCACTGCATACCTATTCAAATGATACCGAGCCTATCAAATGCGAGAAGAAAAATATTCATGACAGCTACGCTGGTCGATGAGTCAATCCTTGCTAGTCACTTCGGTATAACAGATGAATCACTATCAAATCCCATAACACCAAAAACTATTGGCGACATTGGCGATAGAATGATTCTCATGCCTCAAGTTATTAACCCTAGTTTATCCGATGTAGACATCAAAGCTATGTGTAAGGAGATATCGTCCAAACATAATGTTGTTGTAATTGTACCCTCTGACTACAGAGCTGGGTTTTGGCAAGATGTTGCAGATAGAGTATTAGATAAAACTACAATTTACCGCGGTGTACAGGAACTGAGATCGCAACATGTTGGTTTAGTTGTCCTCGTTAATAGATATGACGGTATCGATTTACCCAATACTGCATGCCGCTTACTTGTAATAGATGGGCTTCCTGACGTTCGCAGACTCGTAGATAAAGTCACGCAAAGTCTGTTATTAGGAAGTGAAAAAACCAAGGATGAGATCATTCAGAAAATTGAGCAGGGAATGGGCCGTGGGGTACGCTCAAGTGACGACTTCTGTGGTGTGGTTTTACTAGGAAAGGCATTAAATGGTGCCGTTTTCCTTGGTTCTTCGTTGGATAAATTTTCTCCAGCAACAAAAGCACAAATTCAACTCTCTCAGCAGTTGGTATCAATATTGCCCGATACTACAATTGATTCAATTAAAGGTGCTCTCGATTATTGCTTATTACGAAAGCCGGAATGGGCATCCATGAGCAAAGGTGTATTAGCAGGTTTGATGTTAGAAAAAAAACAGATAGACCAGCACATAATAAACAAAAGATTAGCATACGACCTAGCGTCAAGAAATATGATGCAGCAAGCAGCATCTACGTTAATAAATGACAGTAACACAGCAGATAAAATTTACAGAGGTTATTTAAAGGAACATGTAGCAGAATATGTAAACCTCTACGACAAGTCGGAAGCTCAAGTAGTATTACAGTCTGCATCAGGTGACAATTACCGCGTTTTAAAACCCCTAATTGGTGTAACCTACAATAGACTCAATGGTGCGGCATTAGAACAAGCCAAAGAATGCAGCACCTATCTCAGGGGTAACTTTAAAGCAGCAAATCAGGTCGTTGTGTATACTAATTCAGTATTAGAGAATCTTATTTTCTCAGAGGGTACATCTAACCCATTTGAAGATGCTATTGATAAAGTGGCAAATTTGATCGGATTCCGTAGTCAACGACCAGAAAACGATACAGGAAAAGGACCAGACAACTTATGGGCAATGGGTGAAAACAATTACCTAGTAATTGAGTGCAAAAATGGCGCATCCGCAGAAAGAATAAGTAAGCATGACTGCAATCAGTTAAATGGCTCAGGTGCATGGTTCAGAAGCATGTATGATCAAACAGCCACTTTTAGTCCTGTGATGATACATCACTCTAATATGCCTGAATATGCTGCAACTTTAAATGATGGCTCTCGTATAATGACAATCAAAGACCTTGATAACTTTAAAGCATCTATTCTTAACTTTATCACAGCAATTTGTACAAGTGACAAATTGCACGACGAGATATTTATAAGGGAACGACTAATTTCATGTAAATTACGCGCATCAGATATAGTCGATACCTACACAAGAAGATTTCGATAAACAATATGTAAAGCCAGCACTCATAAGTGCTGGCTTTAATTTAAAATCAATACTTTGAATGCCATTATTCCTTTTTGTCACTGCTAGGTTTTGCTCCGCTTTTAAAAAGCCCGCTAACAACTAATCCAACTAGACCAACTATACTTACAGTCGTCGTCCCCATCAATGCGACTTGCAACGCTCCCCTTTCAGATTAGGAAAATCCGGGCCATTCATCAGCGACCGGATAAGAGAATTTTTGCCCGTCAAATGTCACGGTTGCGCCACGCGCCAGCGCCTGAAGCTCCCAGCGCTGCGGCGTGATGCCCTGCTGCGCCAGCTCGAAGCGGATGCGCGGAATTTGCGCCCGTTCTGCCTTCGTCATTCGCCCTGATGGCGCTATCTGGTGCGGTTTTAATGGCTCGCCGCTTCTTTGCTGGCGATTTGGGCGCGGTGCGTCGTGTTTCAATGCGCCTCTGAGCGCCGTCACGACTTCGGGGTCATCCCATGCGATAACCCCGCAATCAACGAGATTTAGCACCGCTGCGGCATGCTCAGACGGTGTAGGAGTCATAACCGGAACGTCACCGCCGGTGAGCTTTCCACAGTTATTGACAGGACTCCGAGGCGCGGCAGAGCCGCTTTTTAAGGTCAAAGGCTCAACGGCCAAAACCTTTGGAACGATGCGCCATTCGGCTGTACGGGTTACATGGACGCGGTGTGCCCCGAGATGAGGGGCATAAATACCGACAACCCTCTCAATATCTTCCTCGTACTCGTTAACCTCATCCGTCACCTTACGGGCGACCCTGACGGCCTGCGCATCACGCGGCATGTTTGCGCCACCCTGCGCGATGATGTACCGCTCAAAGTCACCCTCATCAGCAGCAGCGCGCGCGGCCTCGACCCGGTCGTCAAACTCGCTGGCAATGCTCACCCCGCGCGGCAGTTTGCGCAGCTCGCGGTAAGCGCCCATTGTCGGCAGGCCAATCGGTTTAAACTGAGGGATGCGCCATGTAGACGCCCATGCGGTGACGGCTGTAGCCGTATCTTTCAGGGGCTTGCCGGTATCGTGATCGAGCTGGCCGTCGAGCGCGTAGCCGTCGATATTTTTGGCAATGTATTTAGCGATATAACCCGCCGCGCCGCCCTGATTAAGGTGACGAGACTCAAAGCGCTGTTTAGCTGCACCCTTCTCGTGTCCGTCCTCTTTGAGGGCATAACGACGCATAATGTCGTTGATGGCTTTACGCTGACCGGGTTTGCAAAACAGCATCATGTGCCAGTGCGGCGTGCCGTCGTGATGAGGCTCGACAACGCGCATCCCATAAACCTCTAACTCGTTATCTTTGAAAGCAGTACGCATCAGGCTCCAGATTCGGCACAGATAGCGCTGACCGTCTTTAGGGGTGTATGCGGTTTCGTTCCAGCCATGATTGAATTGCACCGTTTTACTCTCGCCTTTTCCGACCTGACGAGTCGGGTGATACTTTGACGGGGTGGTCAGCGTGATAAACATCCCCACGTCACCAACGCTGGCCGCGTAGCGCTCAATCCCGGCGATTGTGTTCATCAGCTCCATGCGACGGATTTCAGGGTTTGAAATACTCCCCATGACCTTGCTGATAAGGTCGATACGTTCGCCGGTAACTTTGTTTTCCAGTTCGCAGGATTTCAGGTATTCGAGATTAGCCAGGCGGCGCGCGTGAACATCGCGGATCGCCATTTTGCTGGCGTAAGGCGAACGGTCTTTATTGACCTCACCGGCAGCGATGAGCAGCGCCTCGCGCCAGCGCATACGCTGCGCCTTGAGCTGGTTAACCCACCACTCATCCTTAATCAGACGTGAGATAGCGGAAAATGCCATGCGGATCGTCATCATACCCTTACGGTATTTTTTCCAGTACATCGGGGTAAGGTTGAAAGCGCGCGCAATACCGGCCACCTGACCGTATAAATGCGCCTGCGCCTCATCGGTGAATAGTGATTCTTTCCCGCCGTGCGCCTCCTGCCAGGAGTCGCTTAAATCCTCGTATTTGTTCCAGAGCTGCGAGGCAATTCTGGCCGCAAATTTCCTGAGCTCTTTGTCATTCATATCAGGCAGGCAAGCATACTGGTCACGCTCGGACAAAAAGCCAATCGTGGCGGATTCATTCATACCGCACAGCTCATTGACACGCTCAAGACGCGGCAGCAGCTTGCGCTCAAATGTATTTTTGAGGAAATACAGCCCACCCAGAGGGCTCTTTGTGCGGCGGATGAAGTTATAACGCGAGGTAAACAGCGTTTGCAGGAAAAACGGCAGGCGGTCAATCCGGTTTAAAACACCTTGCACCTGACGGAGTTCGGCACGTGTAAGGGGTCTGTCGCGGCCTATGGCCTCTTTGCTGGCTTTATTCCACGTATAAGCACCGACGAAAGTCTCACCGGTGCTTTTTTGTAGCGGGGGTGGTGGCGAGGGGGCAACGCGCCCCCGGGTCTCAACGGCCATTAGCGGTGAATGCCTCTAGGCATTTTTCGCCTAACTGCTCAACCTGCTTTTCAAGGTCTGAAAATTGACGAGCCTCACCGGTTAAAATGTTATGCAGCGCCAGTGCGGAAACGAGCTTGCTGATAGTTGGATAAAAGCCGACGGTATCAAGCCACTCTTTACCGACATTCTTGCCAGATTTAGCGATTTTCTTTTCCTGCAAAATAAATTGAAACTGGTCGCTGGTAATTACGAACTTGTTATCAATAACGATATTAATGCTCATATATTCCCTTATTACTTTATTGTTGATTCAAAAATAGAGTTGTGCAGCTTTTCGGATTCCTGCCCTAACAGCTCAATGATTTCCGTTCGGTTCATTTCAGACTTACAAATGTGAGCTATCAGAGAGTCAAGCGCCGACGCGAAACGGGTCGCGGTGACTAGCTGCGCCTCAATCGTGGCCTGCGCTAATAGGGCATTCATATTGCTGCGAGATACTGATAATTCTTTATTCATTTACCCGGCTCCAGACAAAAAAATGTCCCGCGCATTCAAGCGCGTAAAAAGTTCGGCTATTTAATTAATGTATATATTGCTCAGGCTTTACCGAGGTTAAAATAGTTGGGGCATATTCAAACAAGCTGAATAATTCACGTAGCGCCCTGAATAATTGCTCACGCCAATAACAGGAATCTTCATCAATTCGCCAGTAGGGCTGATTAAATTCAAGCTCAGTTAATCCCGCATGAAGGAATAAAGTGCGGCGCTGACTGACCGTCAGGAAACTGATATAAGCCGTTTCACTGGCACCAACCTGACGACGTTTAGAAAATGCCCCGCGCAGCTCGTCAATTGCGCAGGCCAGACGCTCACGATCCACATCGTTCATTTCTTCAAAGCGCATGGTTGCGTGACGTTGTTTAAGCTGCGCATGGAAACAGAGTGTCAGGCGGTCGCGTTCCATCATCCCATTATAAAAATCGCAGGTGTCCTGCCAGCGAGGCAGCGCAAGATGCTTACCGATTATCACGCGCAGGCCAGCAGGTTGTTTCTGGACTAACTCAAGGGTCATTACAGCCATTTTGACACCTCTCTCATTTTGATAATGCGCTTAAGGACGGCCAGAATGCCTGTTTTACGGGTGCGGATAATGATGCCTTTGCGCCCCCGACCGTGGGTGATAGTGAAATTAATCGGGTTCTGGCTCTCATAACGGAGTAACTGAGCGATGCAGCGAGGTTCTGTCATATCATCACCCCTTAAGCTGGTTCGCCTAAACCTAACCACATCAGCCAACCATCCCGGATCTCTTTTGGGCGGCTTTCATATGCGAGTTTCATACCGTTATTCCATGCTGGCAGATAAACCCAATACTCTCCTGCCCTCTTTGCTGAGGAGTTTGGATCGGTCATTTCAACTACAGGCAATTTCCCTTTCTCAATCATTCCGCGTACAGCATCAGGGGTTTTACCAATAAGCCTTGCAAACTCTTTGTAAGGCACTGCATCGCTACTGCTGACAATTTGTTTAATCATCTGTTAACCTTTCATCTAGATCTAACCAATGGGTTTCAATGTTCTCTAATGTTTAGCAATGGATATAGAGAATGTAGAAACATAGTAGAGAATAACGAAGATTATTAGAGGATCTTGATAACATGTCAACAGCTATCAGTGAGAAGCTCGCACTCATGCGCGAGTCAGAAAGGCTAAACAGAAAGCAATTCGCTGAAATTACAGGGGTTCCATATAGTTCACTAACTTACTATGAGAGTGGCAGGACGGTTCCCCCAACGGACGTTACAATGAAAATTCTGCAAAACCCCCGCTTTAGTAAGTACACGTTATGGTTCATGACTGAAACCATATCTCCCGAGTCCGGGCAAATTGCACCGGCTCTCGCACACTTTGGGCGTTCGGAAACAACCTCGCAGCACTCAGACCAAAAGACTGGCTAACCCTTTACCGACATTACATGCATATTAAATGCATGTTACTAGTCGAAAAATTTTCCACACATACAGGTACGACGTGTAACAAGATTAAACAACGCGTAAATCGGAGGGTTTCATGAGTATCAAGAAACTCGATGATGGTCGTTATGAAGTGGACATCAGACCTGCCGGGCGCAACGGAAAGCGCATCCGCAGGAAGTTCGACAAGAAAAGCGAAGCTATCGCTTTTGAGAAACATACCCAATACAACCACCACAATAAGGATTGGTTAGCTAAACCGATAGATAAGCGGCATCTGTCTGAATTGACTAAAATCTGGTGGCAGTTGAAAGGTAAACACGAGGATCACGGCAAGTCTAATCTTGGGAAGATTGAGATTTTCACAAAGATTACTAATGACCCTAGCGCGTTCCAAATTACTAAATCAGTGATAAGCCAGTATACAGCAGCACGCAGGTCACAAGGCATTAAGCCGTCCAGTATTAATCGTGACTTAACCTGTCTTAGCGGCATGTTTACAGCTCTAATTGATGCTGAATTATTCTTCGGTGAACACCCTTTCCGGGGCATGAAAAGGCTGAAAGAAGACAAACCCGAAACAGGATACCTAACACAGGATGAGATCGCCCTTCTGCTTTCGAAACTGGAAGGTGATAACAAGAAGATCGCAATTCTATGCCTCAGCACCGGGGCAAGATGGAGCGAAGCGGCGAGGCTTAAAGCGGAAAATGTTATTCACAACCGCTGCACGTTTGTTAAAACAAAAACGAACAAGCCACGCACCGTCCCTATATCGGATGAGGTTGCAGAGTTAGTCACTGGAAACAAGCGAGGGTTCCTATTCCCGGATGCCAATTACCCGGCATTCAGGCGGCTAATGAAGGAGCTAAAACCTGATTTACCTGCCGGTCAGGCAACCCACGCCTTACGACATAGTTTCGCTACGCACTTCATGATTAATGGAGGGAGTATTATCACATTGCAAAGGATTCTCGGGCACTCACGCATAGAACAAACAATGGTCTATGCACACTTTGCACCTGAGTATTTACAGGATGCGATTACGCTAAACCCGTTGCGAGGTGGAGTGAGCACAGAGAGTGTCCACACTGCGTCCACACAATAGTGGTTTATAGTGGCTTTCAGTGGGCTTGTGTGCCGCGCAAACCCGCATTGCACCGCTGAAAGCCCCTGCTGTAAGGGGGGCAAATCTCCCTTACGCAGGCTAATTTTTTTGTCTGTAAAACGCCCTTCTTCCGCGTTCGCCCCTGCTTTTCTGCCCCCATTCATAAGTTTCCCTAACGTAAATTTATCTTTATTTTCAATGAGAAATGCCGGAATTTATGAATTTCGTAAAGTCAGGCTTTTCAAGCACCTGTACGATGTTATTCTCTGTATGAATGGAATTTCACTTAAGGATAAGGAGAAATACATGTACTGGGTGGTTGAAGAGAGGATGGTGTGCCCGCGTACCGGAACAATTTTCATTCATGTTCTTACTGTTAAAAATCTCAGGCTGATAATCTGGTATAAAGGCGATTACTTTATCAGCCCCGGCTCGGTTCTGGTGACCGGCCCTTTCGGAATCGCTGTGGATGGCAGGCTCAGAAAGTTGCACATCCTGCGAACGTTTCCTTATACCTCGCCCTTTTGGTCATCATTTCTGGCGAACTCGACGTGCCCGGGCAATGACGGTACCTTGCTCACCCGCTGCGAACATCGCCAGGATTGTGTGTTCGCTTTGTGCCCTTATGGTGCTATAGCGTCATAA